ACCGTTCCACTTGGTTTAACACTTGTGGTTTTGATTGACTTCGGAATAGCGAACCAATCACTATACATCTTATCCCATTCTTGTATTGTATTATATCCTTCTTCAAGCCAATTCTTTAATTCGTGTAATCCTCTTTGTGTAATAAATTGTGCGACACCACTTACACTACATCCAATTCTTCTGTTTCTCAACATCACTCTGTTTGTGTCACTCCAATGTGTTCTACCAAGTGTTACCGATTTGGCATACAGATAAGCGTATTTAAGTGTTCTCTGATAATCCTCTAACGAATCATGATTACTTGGAAATGTCTCTACTAAACAACATAACTCATATGATTCAAGTGATTGTTCAAGACAAGGATTACCACCAGCTACTCTATGGTCTTTATTATCACCACCATTCTTCATCCTTGAGTAGTGTCTCATATTGTCTAACCAAGCAAAACCTGGTTCACCATTATCTACAATACGTTTTGCAGCTTCTGTATAATCCATACCAAGTTCTGCAAAGATAGAGTTATTAGATGTCCACCCATACATTTCTCTGTGTGGATTTACTTTGTAATTCTTTAAGTCCAAGTATTCTTCCGAATCAGGGTCACCAAAAACTATCTCAGCAGTTCTACGAACATTTCCAGCTACAACACATTTACCTATAAGGTTCATTATGTCTACGATTGTAGTTACTGTAATTGGTTCACCACTATTCTTTTCTAATACTTCTCTGATACTATCGTGAACTTCTTGTAATGGTTCAGGACCACTTGAAACACCACCAAAACCCTTGATTGGTTCACCAGCTTTTCTTATTTTCTTGTAATCGAACTTTATATCTGATGTTCCATGAAAATAACTTTCTAATAGTAGTCTAAGTGATTCTACCCAACCCTCTCTTGTATCAGGTATTTCGAATACTTCTTTGTTTCTACTCTTATTTATACCCTTTACTACAATTTCACCAGCACCCTTAGTGTCAAAACCGACACCAACACCTAACATAGAGGCATCCATAAGGAAACAGAATGGTTTTGAATAATCTTCTTTGATTGTTGATGTTGATACGAATGCACAATTGTTAAGAGCTGCATATAACCCTTTTTCTTCGGTGATTGCTGTTCCCATAGCCCATAAACCACGACCAGGTGGTAGGAACTTCATATTAAATATTCTGTCGTACATTTCTTGTGCTGATTTTTGAGCTTGCCATGCATTCCAACCCAACTGATAGTTATCAATGTGATTTTTTTGCATCGAGTAAGTTCCCTCTACAACTCTTTGAACTGTTTCCCACCACCTCTCGTTCTTACCATCGTCTTTAATACGAGAATATGTTCTCATGTAAACCAATTCTCCTAATCCATTAAAACCGAAAGGTGCTTTCTTTCTCTTATACTTACTGACGAAATTTTCTGATAACTTAAATTTTTCCATTTTATTCTGGCTCCTCCTATTTCCTGTAAACTTTATACAATGATAACTATAATATATATCAGATTAAAAACAAACTATTTAATTTTTTTACTATTTTTAAATAATTTTTTTTTATTAGTTTTATTCAAAGCCATCTACATCACTCTGTTTCATGTCGTTGTACTTACTTGCCAACAATTGTCTCTTAAATTCTTCACTATTATCCATCTTACCTTGTTGTTCTTTACCTGGTTGAGTCGTGGATTCATAGATTTCTATCTGACCAAGATTGGTATTCATACTCATTGGATAGGTTACACCATCAATACCAAACCTATTCTTAATGATATGACATCTTGCAGTATGACTTAGTTTATCTTCAGCTTTTCTACTGATACTCAATACGAAATCAGCAATCATAATCTTACTGTATGCCTCTGCAATCTTTGTTGCTTCTATCACTTCTTCTTCTAATGCTGAACGATTTGCTTGTGATGCAGTCCATATTGGAACTTTAAACTCACCAGCTAATCCTCTTAACTCTTCATACACAGCACCCAACTGATGTCTTACCTCTCTCATACCACTATTATCTCTCAATATATCGGCGTAATCAACAATAACCATATCAGGTTTTATATTCTTTAGTTCTAATTGTTTTAAATGTGCTGAAAGTGTATTAACAGTTGCTGCACGTGTTGGATAGTATTTAATAATCATCTTACCCTCAATAGAGTCGATGATTTTCTTCACTTCATCTTTTTGAAACTTAATGTTTTGTGTAGTTATACCACTAAAGACAGTATCGTATCTTAAACCAACATAGGTTTCATTCAATTCTAATGTATAATGAACTACAGTAAATCCTCTTTTTAAAGCACCTGCTGCTAAACTCTGAAGTAACCACGTCTTACCAACACCTGCTGGCGCAACTACAACACCCAATTCACCCTCACCTAAACCACCATCCATAATATCATTCGTAATATCCCACGGCGTTTTGATTGTAACTCTTGTAGACTTAGTTAATCTTTCTTCTATACCTACGTTATAATCATGTCCAATATCTACAGCAGTTCCAGCTTTCATAGCACTATCTATGACTGTTTTTATACCATCATAGTTTTGATTTTCTAATAGAGTTACAGATTCCATAATAGCAGATTTGATAACTTGATTCTTACAAAACTCTAATGTTTTTTCTTGAACAAACTGTAAGTCTGTTGCTTCTCTATGTCTCCAAGCATCTTTTAGTGCTTCTACAACTGATATCTTCAACACATCATTCTCAACATCATCTATTGCTATCTTGATAGCCTCTAATGTAGGTGTGGTTTTATACTTTACAAAGTAGTTATGTATTTCTTGAACCAACCATTTATTTGAATCAGATTCAAAATACTCTGGCTCAAGAACTTCCATGATTGTTTGTAAAAACATCGTGTCAGTTAAGCAAGATGCTATAACTTTGGATTGGAATGAAGTTCCAAATTCTACTAAAGAAGTGTTACTCTCCATATATCTCTTTCGTAAGTCTTGTTTTTGATAAATTTAATTTCTTCTGTCTATACTTGTCTTTCATCTTCTTCAAAATGGTATCTTTATTTCTGTAGTAATAATCCATTTGCCATTTTCTTTGAGCTTCTTTCTTTTCCTTTGCTGTGAAATACTTCTTCTTTCTACCCATTGGTTTGCTCCGCATACTTATCCATAGTGGTAAATGTCTGAGCTAACCAACTACTTACATTTGGTAGATTTTGAAATAATCTGTCTTCCATAAACATGGATTCAAATTTGAACTTTACTAAACGTCTGATAGGACCTCTGATAACATCGATTAATTTTGTTTTAGTTGAAGCACTTATGTTCACATCTTCTAACTGCATCAACTTATAGTTACGTTCAAGTAACTCCTTATTCTGTAATATTTTCACAAAGAAGTTTCCATCATCATCTTTGTGTTTGTGTGCATATTTGTATATCTCTTGTAGACTATAATTATTATTCTCAACTCCCAAAGTTGGTATATTTTTTACCAATGTTTTAGTGGCTATTCCTTTTACACCATTTATATTGTCAGACTTATCACCCTCAAATATTTTAGCCATAATAAAGTTCTCTGCAGTTACACAATACTCTTCTAAGACTGCTTCTCTGTCATATAATTTCTTTTTTGTGGGAGACCAAACTTTGATATCGTCTGATACTAATTGTAAGAAATCTTTGTCGGTTGACATGATAATCTTTTCACCATCGGGTATTACACTCTTTGCGATATAAGCTATAGCATCATCTGCTTCGATACCATCTACGGATATATTAGTTACTGGTAATAATTCAAGATACTCTGCAACTCTTCTGAGTTGTAGATACATATTCCGTCTCTCATCTTCTACGTTTTCTAAACCTGCTACTCTATTAACTCTGTAAGACGTTCTACGTTTGTTTTTGTAATCGGAATATAATTTACGGCGGCGGTTGCTCCCACCCTTGCCATCAAATACTATGATAACACGAGTGGGATTAAACATATTAATGGCAAATCCTATGCTTTTAAGGAAACCAACAATGCCACCAACATGAACGCCGTTGTCGTTTAGAGTTGGCATTACGCTGAATACTCTGATAAAAGTATTCAAGCCGTCAACTATTAGCACTTTTTTGTTTGTGTTCTGAAAGTTAACAGAACCACCTTTTTTCTTTATCTCATTCAGTATGGAAAGGTATCTGGCGTTTGACATCACTCACCAACCACCTCTTCCGTCTCAACTACATCATCTATTCCCAAATCCTTCATATCATATTTCAATATAACTTTTTCGCATATCTGTTCGTAAACGAATGATTTGAAATCAGGGTCTGATAGTTTCTCTCCGAATTCTTTTGATTGAAACTTGTGTTCTGCTCCTAAGTGGTCTGTAAGTGTATACCATGCACCAGCTTGTTTTACAATCTTATGGTCTTTCATTACTTTTAACCAACTACCTACATCATCAATACCACTTTCAAAGTATAAAGGGAACTCACAACTTCTCAAAGGTGGACCTAAACGATTCTTGATAACTTGTGCAAGTATCGTCATACCAATAACGTGATTCTTTTTATCTTTGATTTGACCTTTGTTTTTTAATCTAACTCTTGTAGATGCGTGAAATGGTAGTGCTTTACCACCACTTGTAGTCCAAGGATCCCCAAACATCACACCTAATTTTTGCCTTAACTGATTTGTAAACACAAGAGCCACTCTCTGTCTACCAATCATTTGAGTAATTTTTCTCATAGCTTTAGATATAATGATTGCTTTACTTGTAGCCCAACCATCCTTATCAAAGTCTGCTTCCATCTCTACGTTTGTAGATGCAGCTGCTAGCGAATCTACAAGGATAGTTACTAACCTATTTTTGTCTGATTCACGAACTT